CAACCCGCAGGCAGCACCGGCCCCTCGGTAGGATGACCGACCAACTCCGCCCGCAGGCGAGGCGTCAGCGGAATGTGCCGGTCCGATCCGGTCTTCGATGTCGCAGGCGCAATGTAGATTTCTTTCGCGCCCACAGCCTCCCAGTCGAGCCGCGCGATCTCTCCCGACTCAGCGTCCGGGCGGATGCCCGCAAAGGCGAGGAGAGCCACCACACGGCGCTCCTCGACCGACTGGCAATGACCGAGCACCGCCTCGACCTCCGCCAGTGTGAGGATCTTGATCTCGGAGCTTTTCCGGTGCCGTTCGCGGTAGTGAAGAACCGCCAGTACCCGCGTCGCCCTGGCATCGATCGTGGAGCGCGCCAATGGTCGATCCTGCACAAGCGCCGCCTCCACCACCGCGCGGTCGATCGTCCCGCAGGGGAGGGATAGGAAACTCTTTGGCAGCCAGTTTAGCATCCGCCTCATTTCCGATTGATACCGCTTCGACCACCGCGCGTTGCCAGCGGCCACCGAGCGGGAGTACCTCTCCTCAAATGTCTCCGAGCCCCCGGTCTGCGTGAGTTGCTTCACCACGACCCTCACAGCCTCGATCAACGAAAGCCCAGTCGGAGCAAGTAAATCGACCGCAAGCGCTGCGTCTGCCGCGAGGTTGGCGCTGATCGCTCTGTTCCGCAGGCCGGAGTCATGCTGGTTTCGCAACGATGCCGCGAACTTTTTGGCTTCCGACATCGTTCGGAAAAACTTCCGGTGTCGCTTTCCATCCTGCGAGAGAGTCGCCGGAATGGAAACTCTTATCCCCTCTGGGGTCTCTATCGGCACGATGGAAGGACGGCGTGGCATTTGATTTATATCTAAATTACTGCCCAATAGCTGCCCAATCAAATGTTAAAATAGGCAACAACCGTAGGCTTTTGGCAACTATAGATTCTTGAAAAACCTAGGAAACACCTAGAAAACTGGAGCCGCTGGAGAGATTCGAACTCTCGGCCTGCACATTACGAATGATTTACCTAGAGAAAAAAACCTAGGTTTTATCAGGAAAACCTTGGAAAAACTGCCCAATCCTGCCCAAACGCAAAAACACTGCCCAAACGCGAAAAAGTATTTGGGCAGTAAATGGCCGCTCCTACTTCTTCGTTTTCATCTCGGCCTCGATCTGCTCGATCACCAGTCCAAGGTGATGCGCAGACCAGTTCGCCATGGTGCGATTTTCACGAGCCGCCGCCTTTCGGATGCGTTCCTTAAGGGCTTTGGGCAATGAAACGCCCAGGAGCGTCTGATCCGGCGAGCGGTCTTTCGGCTTTTTGGGTGCTGACATGTCTGAATTTACAACACCCTTAAAACCAAGGGAGCGATTTTTTTTTTTTTTTTCGCGTTATTGACTTGACGCTTTGCGTTAAACGCTGTTTAACGCGGGCATGCCACACGCAAAAGCAAAAACGACTACCTCCCAAACAGGGAATAAAGTTTCCGATTCAAGCACAGCATTTCTTGGCGTCAAGCTCTCAAGCGAGATGAAGGAGAGACTGAAAAAAGCAGCCTCACACCAAGAGCGTACAATCAGCGCATTTGCTCGCTACCATCTCTCCAAGGCCGCTGACAAAACACTCATCCATAATTGAAAATGAAACTGACCCCACAAGCACTTGCCGAGCAGCTCGGCGTCACCAAGCACACCATCTACCGCTGGACTCGCGAAGGAGTCATCACTCCAGTCGTCGCCGAGCGATCAATCACACGCTTCGATCTCACCGAGGTGATGGCGACACTCAAGGCCCGAGCCAAAAAGAAACAACCCCGCGCCCTTGTTTATTAACCTCCCTTTTTTTGCATCTGCCGTTTAACGGCGTTTAACAACACCAACCCAACTACATCATGAAAAGATCCGAACGCTACTACCGAGACAGCCGCGCTGCGGCATTCCAATCCGCCACCGCATTCATGTCAGCAGTCGCCGCCGCTTGCTGGATACCCGGCGCGATCGTCGAAAACCAGCAGGGTGCCTCGTCGATCTGGCTGCTCTGCCTCATCGCCGCATCCGGCGCAGGACTCATTGCCGCCTTCGCAACCGCGACCAATGCCATGCGCTCCTACCGCATCGGTGTCGAAGAAGAGTTCGTCGAAGCCCGCCGCGCGATCCGGCCGAGGATCTAAAGATTTCCGACACTGCACTCCACCCCACGGCACAACACCACACTGCACTTCACGGCACAACGCGTCACTACACAACACAACATCCCATCTCCAACCCCAACGCTACAACCAATGAAAAAAGCAACCGTTACACTGACAAGCGCGAGTCCCTACTCGCAGAGCCGACTTTATTCGGCAGAAGTCCCCAAACTCGAAAAGGAAAGCTCAGGCGACTATGATTCGAGAAACTGGAGAGAGCACCAGCACTACAATAAAAAGACCGGCGAAGTCTATATCCCGCCGATGGCGATGAAGAACGCGCTCATGGAGTGCGCCCAATACCTCGGCGAGAAGATACCAGGCAAAGGCAACGCCACATGGACCAAGCACTTCACCGCAGGAATCCTTGTGACTGATCCACTCATGCTCGGAGTGAACAAGGACGAGACCCTTGGCGAAACCTTCATGTGCCACGCCGACGGCAAAAGGAACTCTGGTACCCGCGTGCCGCGCAAGTTCCCCGTGATCCACGATTGGAGCGCCACGGCGATTTTCTACATCCTCGATCAGACGATCACCAAGGATGTCTTTGAGAAGTACCTCGAAGAGGCTGGCAAGTTCATCGGTATCGGCCGCTTCCGCCCGCGCAACGGAGGATTCTATGGCCGCTTCCATGTCGGCGACGATCTCGTCTGGGAGGACGCATGACACACCGGGGGCCGCGCATCCTACACGCGGAGGATTTCCGACGCACCACGGCACGCCACCACACGTCACATCAAATCGCAACACAACACGACAACCTTTTTTCGGCACCGCACAACACCGCACCACACACCACGCCATGACACGACACTTCACAACACAACACAACACAACACAACATCCAACTTTCAAAAATATGAACACTGACATCAACCCCAATCCAACTATCGGACGCGCTTCCGTCGAAGCGCAAGAACTCGCCAAGCACCTCGAAACTGCCGAGGTCGGCGATGTCTTCACCTATCAGCAGCTCAACACCCTTGCCAAGTGCGATGTGCAAAAGCGCAACACCGTCCTGCAAACAGCAAGGCGCATCGCTCAACGCCAGCGCAAGATCGTATTCGACACCATCGTCGGCGTCGGCATCAAGCGACTGAGTGATGAAGAGATCCCCGATGTCGGTGATGCCTCTATCAAGCGCAGCCGCAACATCGCGAAGAAAGGCATGCGCACACTCGCCTGCGCCGATCTTGGCAAGATGACCCAAGAAACAAAGGTCAAAGCGATCACCGCCAAGACCATCCTTGGCCTCTTTTCCGAAAGCGGATCACGCAAGGTCCGCTGCCTAGTCGAGCAAGGCGCTCGCACCGAGTCCGACAACCTAAAGATCGGCAACATCAGCGCGCTCTTCGGGCGGTGAGATTTCCTGCACATCACAACACAGCACTCCACACCACAACAAATCACCACACCACACGCCACAACATCCGTTTTTCCGTCACCACACTACACATCGCCACACGGCACGTCGCCGCACAGCACAACACAACACCCCAATGATCTTCCAAATCCACCAACGAGTCTTCCGGCCGCATGTCATCATCCGAGAGCGCACACAGCGTGAGGACACTTACAAAGTCATCGAACGCCAGGACACATGCCTGCGCGTCTCGCCTAGCAACGCAAAAGAAGTGCTTGCACTGCAACTCCTCGAGCACGGCGTCGACAAGTTTGCCCCAGCGGCCGGCAACGGCGTGGTCATTACGCAGGAGGCTCACCGCAAGCTCAACGCACCAACATCATTTTGACAGCACATAACGGGGGCCGCGCACCCGACGATCACGCGGACAAATCGAAACCATTGACCAACTGAAATACTATGAAACTAAGCGAAAAAAAAGGCGGTGACTTCGTCCCGCACCCAATTACCGAAGGAACCGTTAAGGGCGTCATCGTCGATGTCACGCCGCTGAAGAAGCAGCAAAGCCAGTACGGCGAGCGCGAGGTCTTCCGCCTCGTCTATCAGACGGAAGTTGAGAACGAGGACGGCGGCCCCTGCTACATCTGGAGCCGTGCCTATACGCCATCGCTCAACGAGAAAGCAAATTTCCGCAAGGATCTGAAGAAGATCCTCGGCCGCGAACTCACCAAGGCCGAACTCGATGAGTTCGACCCAGATGTGTTGATCGGTACCGGCGTTAAGTTGATCGTCGAGCACGAGAAAAGCGAACGCGATGGGCAGACCTATGCAGTCATCTCGTTTCTCGGTGCTGACAAGAAAACCAAGGACAACGAGCCGCTCAAGCCTACCGGTAAGTATATCCGCGTGCAGGATCGTGACACCCAAGGCTCACCACAGAGCGCACCGGCTGCCCCAGCTAAAGCACCTGCAAAGGACGAACGCGCCGCATGGCAGAAGGTGATCGTTCACATCGGCAAGCACACAGGCAAAGCCCTGGGCGATGTCGATGAGGAAGGTGTCGAGCTGCTGATCCAGAAGTGGCTGCCGAGCGCGCTCAAGTCGAACAAGTCCGAGGACGCATTGCTGATCGCTGCACTCACCGAGGTGCAGGCACTGCTCAGCCCGAGCGACTACTAAAAGTCTCTCAGCCGTAGGTGCGCGCGCTTGGCCCGTCGCGCGTACCGATCCGGCGGATGGCGAGGATTCCAAATCCGACCGCCAAGTCAACGGGCCGCCAATTTTCCACCCAATTACACCCAATGCTCACCATCGCCGAAAAGATCGCCGCACAGCAGGCCGAGAAACAGGGAAAGCCCCAGCGGCCGCCGGCCGCCTCGATGATCCTCAAGAGGGATACGCCTCCATCGTCGCAAAGCTCGCTCCCGTCACCTCGATCTTTGAGCGCCAGCGTCGGCGAGGCGATCGACATGACGCCGACCAATGCCGACGCCGAGACAGCGACCTGGCACCAAGCACTGAACGCGTACGACTCGATGCTGTGCCTGATGCGGGATCCATACGAGCCGGAAGTGGTGTGGCTGGCAGTGAGAGCCGACCGACCGAGTCTGCCGCCGATCCTCATCCATCGTCTGCCGTGGGTCATCTACGACCACCCGAACACACCACGGCACCCGAACGAGCCGTTCTAACCATCTCCGAGCGATTGGCGGCCGAAGCACGCGCCAAACGCGACCAACCATGCCCCGCAGGCCACTGCGGGCGATGCTTCCACTCCTACTGCCGGATCCTGCTGATCGGCTGCTGCATCTGCACCGGCGACATCCAGACCGGCCGCCCAATTCTCCCATCACTAAGACAAACCAACCAATGAACGCTACAACCACAACCGAAGCCCTCATCCTCGCGGGTGATGGCTACCACCTCAAGGTCTCGCCCGAGGCTTATGAGAAGAAGGCCGAGCTGCTGAGCAAGGCGTCCACCGTCACGCAGGTGACGAGCATCGAAGAGAGCAGCAACGCTCAATTCCACCTGCGGCGCTGCGCTGAAATGCGGATCCTCATCGAGAAGTCGCGCAAGGCGGTGAAGGAGCCGGTGCTCGCTGTCGGCAAGGCAATCGACAAGGCCGCTGCCGACTTCACTGCCGACATCGATGCCGAAGAGAAGCGGCTGAGCCTCATGATCGGCAAGCACGCCGAAGAGGTCGCACGCCTGCAACGGATCAAGGAAGAGGAAGAGCGCCGCGCCTTCGAGGAAGCTCGCGCTGCCCGACTTGCAAAAGAGCAGGCCGAACAAGCCGCTGCCGAGACGCGCACAATCGCTGATGTGCTCGCTGCCAAGCAAGCGGCAGAAGCAAACAAGGCGGCGCTCGATGCCCGCCTGCAAGCGAGCGAGGAACTGGCGACCACACAGCAGGCCTCCGGTGTGAGATTCGCCTGGGACTTCGAGGTGGTCGACATCGACCTGCTCGCCAAACGCCAACGCGCCTGCGTCGAGATCACCCCACGCCGCAAGGAGATCAAAACGATGATCGACCTTTGGTCGGAGCGACTCACCGACGACAAGCTGATCGAGACCTTCACAGACCTCGGCCTGCGCGTCTTCAAGAAACCCATCATCTCCACCCGCTAACACTATGACACTCGAACACGACATTGCCGAACCAATTCGCCAACGAGCTGACGACGACACCCAAGAGGACGCGCGCGCACTCAAGGCCAAGGTCGACTACATGCTGACCTGCTACGAGACCACCGTGGTCGACGCAGCCATCGATGGCGTGATGGTCGACATGGCGCTCTTCAACTCCCTGCGTAACCAGTTCTCCAAGGACATCGCGGCGTGGAAGAATGAAGGAGGTGCAAGGTGACGCCAAAGCACAGAGCACCAATCGAGAGAATCTTTGAAATTATCAAAATGCTCAAGACTGGAAAGAAGATGAACGCGAGCACACTCGCGACCCATTTCGAGGTCGATCGGAAGACGATCCAAAGAGACATCACATTCGTACGAGACAGACTAAAAATGCCGATTTCTTACAACCCACACACAAACTCAATCGAAACATTATGAGCACATCCGACTTTGAAGACCAATGCCAAGACCTCGACGAGGCATGGGAATGCCCGACCTGCCTGCGGCCGATGCCCGAGGAGCACGACTACGAGTGCGGCACCTGCGAGGCCAAAGCCTCCGAGCACCTGCGTGTCACCACGCTTTGCCGATTGCTACGGGAAACGCAGAGGCGCGAGTCGTCGCTGATCGTCAAAGTTAACAAACTGCTCAGGCTGATTGATGCGGCTCTTACTCAGTATGATCTCGGCGGCGAGCTTGAACCAGAAACCAGACACAACCTCGCGCTGGCGGTAGATGGGAGAGGCGATGAGCGCAGGTAAAGGAGACTCCCCGCGACCGGTCAATGGCGAGATGTTCCGCGACAATTACGACGAGATATTTCGCAAGGATACCGACGATATTGTCTGCCCGCATTGCGGCAGCGACAAAGATCCATTCTTCTCACGAATTGAGCCGATGGGGGATTACTGCCCCGACTGCGGAAAAGAACGCGCATGAGCAATAAACCCAAACACACACCCAAGAGCATCACGCTCGGGCTCGTCCTCGCCTACTTCACCGCCGTCAACTGGCTCAGAAACAAACTCAACAAATGAATCCCATCGATCTCGCAAAATCATTCATCCGGCTCTCGAACTATCGAGTCGGTGTGCGTGAAGCTACATGCCTTTTCCTGTGCATCGGCGGTGCCACCAATACCAGCGTGGCCAAGGCGGCCAAGGAACCCGGCTATGTCGTGCGCAACCGCCTGATCTCGCTGCGCAATAAGGAGCTCATCGAGGTGGTCGAGCGCAAGGACAAGCCCAACATCTACCGCCCAACCCTACGCGGCCAGACAATCATCAACCATGTGCTCGGAAAGGTGCTGTCGTGAGGGAATCGACAATCGAGCGCGCGGTCTGTGACTACGCGCGAAAGCATGGAGTCATGGCCATGAAGTTGGCAGGCCCGAACCAGAAAGGCCAACCCGACCGGATGTTCCTATTCAAAGGCAAAGTCATCTTCGTCGAGTTCAAAGCCCCCGGCATGAAGCCAACACCACTCCAAGAGAAGTGGCTGCGCGACCTGCGAACTCAGAAGTTCATCGCCGTGGTCTGCGAGGACGCCGACGACGGCAAGTGGCTCATCGACCAAATCTTTCTCACTCAATGACCGAAACCTTCAAGCCCTTCGCCTACCAGCGCCCAATGGTCGAGCACCTCGTCAACAACGAGCGGGCCGCCCTGTTTGTCCCGCCGGGCAAGGGCAAGACGGTGGTGACGCTGGCCGCTCTCGATCAGCTCGCCACCATCGGACAGATGCGCGGTGCTCTCATCATCGCACCATTGCGCGTGTGCTCGATCACATGGCCGACGCAGGTCGCCCGATGGAAGCACTCGGCATGGATGAATGTCGCTAACCTGCGCACCAAGGACGGGCTCGACGCCTGGCATGAAGGCACAGCCGACATCTACCTGATCAACTCGGAAATGCTGCCGACCCGCCTGCCAGAGATGTTTCCGAAAGGCTCGCGCCATTGCCCAGTCGACACGCTGGTGATCGACGAGCTGAGCCTCGCCAAGAACCCGACCAGCAAGCGATTCAAGGCGCTGCGAGCGCATCTGCCGAAGTTCAAGCGCCGCATCGGTCTGACCGGCACCCCAGTCCCCAACAACTACCTCGACCTGTTCGCTCAGATCCGCCTCCTCGATGATGGCGAGCGCCTCGGCACCGCATTCTCGAAATTCAAGGACGAGTGGTTCTACGCAGCCGACTACATGGGCTACACATGGAAGCTGAGGCAAGGCGGCAAGGATGAGATCGACGCGAAGCTCTCCGACCTCTGCCTCGTGCTGATGGGCGACGACCATGAACTCCCAGCATCAAGCTTCATCGATGTGCCAGTGGTGCTCCCGCCGCCGGTCAAGACCAAGTACCGCGCGCTCCAGAAAGACCTCCTCGTCCAACTCGAACGCGGCGAGGTAGTGGCACTGACCGCCGCCACCCTTTGCAACAAGCTCCTCCAGTTCACCTCCGGTGCCGTCTACGACGAACACCGCGCCGTGCATGCAGTCCACAGCGCAAAGCTCGAGGCCCTGCGCACCATCCGATCACGCCACAAGGGCGAACCGATCCTCGTGCTCTGCGCGTTCAAACACGAGTCCGAGCGCGTGCTCAAGGCCATCGCCGGCGCTCGCATGTTTGACGAGCGGGACTTACCGCAATGGCAAGCCGGGGAGATCATGACATGGGTGGCGGACCCGCGATCACTTTCCCACGGTATCGACGGCATGCAGGCATCCTGCCGGATCGCCGTCTGGGTCTCGCTCACCTACTCCAACGAGACCTACATCCAGACCAACGCGCGCCTGATCCGCACCGGACAGGCAGCCGAGACGCTCATCTACCGACTGATCTGCCCTGGCACGATCGATGACGCAGTCGCCGAAGCTCTTCGCGACAAGTCCGACACCCAAAGCGGCATGCTCGCCGCCATCAACGCTCTCCAACAACTGAACAAATCATGACCACTACTACCGAAGCACCCACCAAGATCGACCTCTACGACTCAGCCGAGGCACGCAGCCCAGCCGGATCACTCACCCTCGAAGCCCTCATCGACGCCATCCGCTCGGATGAGTTCAAAAGCCAAGTACTCGAGCTACGGGCAATGCTCGCCGCCAATGACGAGGATGGATACGCGAAAGCCAAGCGCATGCTGCAAGCGGTCAGCATCTCGGGCGAAGTCACCCGTGGCGCCCGCAAGGCCGCAATCTCCGAAGGCCGCTTTGCCCACTCCGGCTTCCTCCAACTCGACTTCGACGCGAAAGACAATGTCGGGTGGACGGTCGAAGAGATCCGCGAAATCCTGCAAGCCGACCCGCGAGTGGTCGCCGCCTTCCGCTCACCAAGTGGCGATGGCGTCAAGGCCGTGGCGCGGATCCCGCAATGCCGGACGCCAGAGCAACACAAGGCCGCTTTCATCCTCGCCGAGTCCGAGTACGCCAAAGCCCACCTCACCATCGACACCGCATGCAAAGACCCCGGCCGCCTTTGCTTCGTGAGCTGGGATCCCGAGGCATGGGTCGACCTGAGCCGCACCGCTATGTTCGACCCCGGCGAGGTGGTGGCTGAAAGCCAACCGCTGCTCAAGCCCGTCCAATCAAAGTCACCTGGGAGACTGATCCTGCGCGACAAGCACGGGCCATTCCCTGAGCCACCCCACAGCGGCATCCACACATGGCTCATGCAGGCCGCATGGTGGTGCCGACTCAACGACATGACCGAGCACGAGACCGTCGAGCGCCTCCGCTCGTATGACGGCACCCTGCGCCGCAGCCTCCAACCGACCGAGGCCGTCGACGCCGCACGCGCGGTCTTCTCATCCCAACTCAACAATCCCGACTGGCAGATCGAGCAGCGGGTCGCCGCGATGCTCAACCCACCCGCAGGATCCACCGGCAAGTCATTCAAGCCCGAGGATGTCTTCTACGACGCGCCCTCCGGCAAGTACCTCATCCGACAAGGCAATGGATACGCAATCCACAGCAAGCGTGGGCCGGTGGTCACTGGCATCACCCGCCACCTCGCAGGCGAATATGAGTCGGCCAAGGAGCTGACTGCAGCCGTCAAGGCCGCCATCGACGACCGCGAGATCGATGGTGCGGTCCAATGGTCGGGTGTCATCGCCGGCCACCGCCAAGGCATCATGCTCGACAACAACGGGCAGCAGATCCTTATCACCGGCGAACCGATCCTGCCTCAACCCGCAGAAGGCGACACGCCACTCATCGACAGCATCATTAGCCAGGCATTCCCCAATGACACCGCGATGGATGTCTTCATCTCGTGGCTCTCCGGCCGCTACAAAGCCGTCCGCAGCTACACCCACATCCCCGCGCCGATGATGGTGCTCGCCGGTGAAATCAACTCCGGCAAGTCATTGCTCGCATGGACAGTCGCCCAGCTCCTCGGTGGCCGCACCGCCAACCCCTACGAGGCATGGTCCGGAGGGATCCTTTGGAATGACGACCTTGTCGGGTCCGAGTTCCTCCTCATCGACGACTGCACCGGCCACACCGACATCCGCGCCCGACGCGCCTTCGGGGCCGCCTTCAAGGGATCCATCTACCCGCACATGATCCAGCTCCGCAAGCGCCACTCATCCTCGATCAGCGTGCGACCAGTGTGGTGCTGCATGCTCTGCTGCAACGACACCCCCGAGGCACTCCAGATCATCCCGCCGCTCGATGCCGATGTCGCCGACAAGATCGCTATCCTGCATGTCCATCGCATCGCCCTGCCGATCGACACCAGCACCCCCGAAGGCAAGAAGCAACTGCAGATCGCCATCCGCAAAGAACTGCCTGCCCTCGCCGATCGCCTCATGCAGTGGGAGGTGCCAACCCACCTGCACGACACCCGCTCCGGTGTCATCGCATGGCGTGACCCCGAACTCGTCGACTGGGTCGACTCCCACTCGCCAGCACGCCGCCTCGAGGAGCTGCTCGAGATCGCCATCGAGGACATGGGACTCTGGCACGACCTGCCTGCCGAACTCACCGCGCTCGATGTCGAAGCTCGCCTCACCAACACCCACAGCAAGGTGCGCGACCAAGCTAAGGCGCTCTTCTCATGGCACGGCGCATGTGGCTCTGCCCTCTCGAGATTGGCGAAAATGGACAGGGGACAGGTCAAACTTGGGACACCTGACATTCACAAGAAAATCAACCGCTACATCATCACAGGTGAAAAAAGTTAGAAACTTAACCCCGCAGACCCCGCAGGGGTGGCGTTTTGCGGGTACTGCGGGGTTATGTTTTATACTTTTACACGCGAGAAAATATATAAAGGGAACCCCACAACCAAACAGAGAAGTTAGAAACTAGACCCCGCAGACCCCGCAGGCCTCGAACAATGAAAAATCATCGCTCACGGCGCTAAAATGAAATTTTGAGGCAACTATCATTGCGAACACATCAACCCAACATCAAATCGATGACAGACCACGCAACCGAATGCTGCACGACAACCAAGCGAGCTACACGCCCGACATGGCCGCCCTCATCGACACGGAGGAGGAGATCATCGCGGATGACCTCGGCGTCAGCCTATTCACCGCCCGCAAGATTATCAAGATGCGCGAGGATGCGGTCATACGGAACCAGTCGCTTCTCTCGGCCAAACTCATAGGCATCTTATTGGATTCAAAAAACATGAAGGCATGTGTGCATGCGTTGGCTTTTGCAACAGGCCTAGACCAACTTAACGGAAAAAGATCACAAGCAGAAGTCGCGCGTGAAATCGGATGCACGCGCGCTCTTATCAGTCACTATGTCATAGCATTCCGCGATATGCTGAGTGATGAGATAAACAATTTCGATTACACCAAGTACCGCAAAGCCAATTCAACCCGTGAGACCTACAAAGCGAAAGCCACCGACAAGCACACAATAGCCAAGGATAAAGTGATAAAGGCAATCCGCGCTAAACTGCGCAAAAAGAAATAATACACAGACATGAACATCATCGACACCGACCTTCTGAAGATCAAACAGATCAGCATTCCAGATGGCACCACCCAAGAGCAGTGGGCGGAAATCCACCGCAGCCTGCTGGTCTGCAAGAAGTCCGCAGCCAAGTGGCTCAGCCAGTCCCGCTCGTTCGCCTCCGATCGCTGGGGCGTCGACTACGTGGCAGAGACCGAAGTGCAACTCGAGCTGGGCCTTGGATTTCTTGATCTAACGCAGCCAGAACCCGGACCGCTCAACCCCGAAGACAAAACATCAGGAATTGTCACCATCGAGGGACTGAGCCAGAAGTTTGTTATTTGGCAGCGCAAGATGTCAGAACAGATTGAGCGATGGGATGATGACCGACTCAAACGAGCGTTGGATCTTCTCGAGCCGATGGAGCAACAAGCCAAACGCATCCGCGAACTTTTGAACCGATGAACCAAGCAACCACTCGTTGTCAATTTGACAACAAGCGGTTGTTGTGTGCGCCATGAATCACAAGGAGTTCAGCAGAAAAGGTGGGTTAGCCAAGACGGAGAAAAAACGCAATTCAGGCATAATCAACCTGAGAAAAGCCAGAGAAGCTCGCGCAAGAAAAGCGGCCCTTTCAAAGAATGCAAACACTGCGGAGAAACATTTCAATGGGAACACAAATCAAGCGGAAGACTTTATTGTTCAGAAAGATGCTATCATGACGCAAAGCTATCCATCAGCAAAGAACGATCAAAATGCTTAACATGTCACGCCTTAGTGGGAATGACTTCAACCGCATCAGGAAAAATGGTTGGCGTTTCTCACAGCGTAATCTCAGCCCAACGCAAACTATTCGGAATCAATGGTGGAGGATACAAACTAGCTGCGAATGTCAGCGCGTTGAAACGAATGACAAAATCATGGGACTCACAAGAAAACTGGCATCAGGAACAATGGGGCGGGGTGGTTGATTCTTATTGGGGAAAAATAACTATACTGGAGGCTGACAAGATAATGCTCACAGGTAAAGGCCTTGATGTCTCAAACATGAGCGACGAGATGATCCGGTATTACGGAAACCACAAGAAATCAAAAGAGAATGGAAATAGAATTGCTAGATCAAGATACGCAAAAACAAGAGAAGATCACATCTCTAAAATCAAAAGAAAATTAAGGAATCATGTTTCTAGAGTATACCGCAAATCACAAACAACCAAGCGCGGCAGAACCATCGAACACCTTGGTTGCTCTATTCATGAAGCAAAAGATCACATTGAAAAACAATTCCGAGATGGAATGAATTGGATGAACCATGGATTGCTTTGGGAGATAGACCACATAATACCCATGAGTCATTTCAATCTCAAAGATCAGAGGCAACGATTGATGGTCAATCATTTCACAAACCTACAACCGCTTCTTAAATCAGATAACAGAAAGAAAGGAAGAAACCTAATAACAAACCACCAGCTTGCATTGCTATGATACATCGACCATATAGAAAAATTAGGAGGCTTCCGCCGGAAAATCCTCATTTGGTGTTGGGCCACTCTCGTCAGTCGTCCGAATGTTGCACAATCGGCCTTTGTTGCACTGACCCATGGGCATAAGCGAACTGGCGCAGGCGCTCGGGATCGACAAGTCAGTCGTTTCTCGGCTGGTCAAGAAGGGGATGCCGGTCAACTCGGCGTCCGCAGCGCAGGCGTGGCGTGAGGTGAACGCGAAGCCGAGGGCCAAGAAAGGCCAAGCAGGGGAGGCACCACCCAAGCCGAAGATCGACGAACCAAAGACCGCGCCGGTCGCGATCCCAGCGCATGACGCACCCGAGCCGGACGACGATGACAACACCCCGCGCCAGTCGCTTCGCCGGGCGAGGTTGGCGGAAAAAGTCGGCTACAACGAGCTTGTGCTCTGCAAACGGAACGGCGGATCGATCGAGGACATCCGAAAGGCTAACTCGATCTACATCGCGGCCCGAAACAACCGCCACAAAGCCGAACGCGACTTCAAGGAATGGCAACGCGCGGAGGGGATTCTGCTCTACTTCGACGAGGCCAAGGAGATCGCCGGTCGTCCGCATGTGGCCGCCAAGCAGATGCTCGAAGTGATGCCGAAAAGCCTCGCGCCTCGCTTGTTCGGCCAACCGCAAAAGGCCATCGAGGCCGCGCTTTCCGAGTGGTGTGATTCTCTGACTGAAGTCATTCGCAAAACCCTATGACCCCCGCCGCCGAATCCCTGCGCGAGCACATCCGCTCAATCTACGCGCCGATCGATCGCCGGTCGGTGGTGGATTGGTGCAGTGATGAGGTGATTCTCTCCGAGCGTCAGACGCAAATGCCTGGCGCTTTTTCCGTCTCGATGACGCCGTACCTGCGCGAACCGCTCGAGTGCTTCGGCGACATCGATGTCACGGATGTCGTGCTCGTCTTCGGAACCCAGACCGGCAAGACGACCATGATCCAAGCAGGGACTGCATGGCGGATTTGCAACAAGCCGCAGCCGATGGTGTGGGTCATGCCGACAGAAGGCCTTGCTCGATCATTTTCCGAAACGCGATGGATGCCGCTCTTCGATGACAGTGCCACGCTCTCGGCTCAAAAGCCTGCCGATCGCCACAAGTTCAAAACCCTCGAGCAGCACTTCAGCCGATCATCGCTTGTCTTTGTCGGGTCCAACTCACCAGCCAACCTTGCCAGCCGCCCCGCCGGTCTTCTCCTACTCGACGAGGTCGACAAGTTCGCCACCGAGACCGACAAGGAAACCAGCGCGCTGCACCTTGCCGAAAACCGCACGAAGAGTTTCGTCGGCGCACTACGCGTCAAGACATCGACACCGACCACGCCCGAGGGGCCGATCTGGAAAGAATTTCTCAAAGGCACGCAGGAAAAATTCATGCTGCCATGCCCGCATTGCGCGGAACGCATTGAGCTGCTCTGGGAGCAAGTGAAGTGGGACCGTGAGGCCAAGGCCGACGGCAAGTGGAACATGGCGCAGGTCGAAGAATCCGCGCGCTACGAATGCCAACACTGCAAAGGCTCGATCAACGACGGGCAGAAAATGGAAATGCTCCATCAGGGGAAATGGCAATGCACCAATAAGTCCGCGCAAAAAGGCTTTCGCTCATTCCACCTCAATTCACTCTACGCCCCATGGCGGTCCTGCACCTTCGGCGCGCTGGCGGTCAAGTTCCTCCGCGATTCGGAAACCCTCAACGGCCTGCAAGATTTTACGAACTCGACCATGGCCCTGCCGTGGGAGCAGGTCGAGACGAGCATCGGCGACGCCAAGATCCTCGGCCTTTCCGGCAGCTACGAAGTCGGCACCTGCCCGATCGACGAACCCGCGCATGTAGTCACCTGCGCCGATGTCGGCCAGGAGAAGCAGCACTGGGTCACCACCGCCTTCGAGGCCGATGGATCAAGCTATGTTCTGGACTACGGCACCACGCTCGCCGTCGAGGATCTTCTCCGTGATCCTCCACTCCGATCCTATGCTACACCGAACGGCGGTATCGTGAAACCCGAGTGCGGTCTGATCGACTCCGGCTTTGCGACCTTCCGCGTCTATGCGACCTGCCAAGAGTCTGGCGGATTCTTCCACCCTGCAAAGGGCGCGAATGTCACCTTCGGAACGCGGATCTCACGCACCACGATCGACAACTTCCCCGGCGTCGTGCTCTACACCTATGTGGACCACGCGATCAAGACCGAGCTGTTCATCGACCGGATCAAAGATCAAAAGCCCGAACTCAAGATCCCCAAGAAAGTCACCACCGAGTTCATCGCAGGACTGAGCGGTCAGAAGCTCGTCCCGCGCAAGACGCCATCCGGTCAAGTCTATGTCTGGAAAGATGTCCGCGACGACCACTTCATGGACGCGCTCAAGCTATGCCACATCGCATGGCACATTTTGAAAAACGCCTGAACTGGTAAGCAGCGCTTACAAGTCCAGAAACAACTCATCCGCCACGCTGGAAATGCTGGCGGATTTTTTTTTGGCCACGCTGCGAAGTTTTGCGTTCGCCTCATGAGAGATCGACAGCGCGATCGTCACGCGCGTTTTTCCTGCCGGTCGTCCTGCACCCTCGCGAGCGCCGCCTCTGGTTTCTTTCTTTTTCATAAATGTCATGCGCTCATATCCCAAGTCTCGCGGAATCCAATAAACACCGGAAACCGTGGGGCTTGTTTCGCGCCGCTCGGCTGATGGCTGAACTTCACGATCTTGCCGACAAGGCCATCGCGGTTTTCCCACAGGTTCACGCGGTCAATACCGCCTGCGTTGTGATTGTATGCCAGCCGGAACTGCACGCCGGTCGTGAGGTTGCGAACCACGAAGCCACCGAGTTCGCCGCGTCCGATCATGCCAGCCTTGGAAAGTCCGCGCTTGGTATTTCCAAAGGCGTCTTGGACTGCCGCGTTTTGGTTGGTCATGCCTTCGTAAGTGGAAACCACCACCGCCTCGGCATCCTCAAAGCGCTTGATCTTGAGAAGGTAGCCTTGCTTCACGGTCGAGCGCCCGCACTTGTAAGGTGAATCAGGCGTGCGAACCATCACGCCCTCATAGCCTTCGGCCAAGCAGGTCTGTACATAGGCAGCGAGATCGTCGGTTCCTTGGACTTCCACAGGAAGCACCTTCACGACTCGATCGGAATCTGGAAGAGCGGCCAGAGCCTTGATGCGCTCGCTGTACGGCGTGCCGGTCGAGGTCTGCACATAGTCGAAGACATGGAAAACGAAATCGGGCTCGCCATCGCTGGAACCGATCGCGCTGGTCGTCTCGCTGAATGTGCCACCGCGCAGCATCAACTCGCCGTCCACGCCGTCGGGAAGATTGGCCTCGATCCATTCGCGCACAAAGCGATTGGGAATAGGGATGAATGAACGGGTTAGAGCACGACCGCCAACCTTCAAGCAGCGGATGCCGTCGAGCTTCGGCGTGGCGAGCAAGGGAAACGCCAACTCCTCATGTTCATCGCAGCGACTGGCAAGCATCGGCTTGGTGATCTCGGCAGGATACACGACCGGCGCTTTCGCGGGACGGGCGCTGAGCTCTGCCTTCATGCTCTCGACGATTGAGAACAGATCCTCGGCGCTGATGGTGACTTGCATGGGAAGACACTAAATCCGCACTTTGATTCCGTCAACAGGGAAATCAAAGAAAGATGAAGTTTTTTGAGGGGTCAAAAAACCGCCATTTTGACACCCGCCCGTCGGCGTGAGCGAATCCATGAAAATCAGCGGCGTGAAGTCCTACCTCCGCCGGACCAAGACCAACGAAGAGCTCGAGGCCTTGGCCGACACCGTCTTTTCCAGCGCCACCGAGGAAGTCGTCATCACCAGCATCGGCACCGAGGGCTCAAGCTCGTCGGGGCAGGTGAGTTTCCCGAAGTGGCTGCTGCTCCAAGCGATTGAGGAACTACTCACCGACGGCGGCCGTGAGCGTCAGCTCGCCGCGATCATCGACCGCTCGCGCTACTCGTCGCCGCTTTGATTTTGACACCCCGAAATCAATCGTGAGCGAAATCAAAAAATCAAATCGTGGCGGCAAGCGCGCCGGAGCCGGACGCCCGAAGAAAAACGCCACGCCCAAGGCAGCTGCCTTTGAAGCAGCCGAGCACTCAATCAATCGCGGTCTCGTCATCCTCAACACCGTCGAACCCCGCCGCGAGCTCCCCGCGCAGACTCGCCTCGAGCTACTCAAGAAAGCCCGCTGGCTTTACAATAATGTCGGCGTCGCAGCCTACCTCATCGAACACCTTGCCCAGCGTGCCGTCGGCACCGGCATCGTCCCGAAGGCCCGCACCGCGAATGCCGAGTGGAACCGCCTTGCCGAGCGCGCGTTCGAGGATAGGGCCTGCGCTGAGGCATGGGCATTCGACGCATCATCACAGGTCAATTTCTACGGCGCGCAAAGCCTCATCCTTCGGCAAGTCGCCTGCGATGGTGACTTCTTCGCGCAGTTCCTCACCACCCAGACCGGCGGCGCTCGCGTCCGCTTCATCGGCGGCGAGGCAGTCGGATCAACCGCCGACTCATCCGACCGCTCATTCGATGGCGTGCTACTCGACCAGTTCGGCGCACCCATATCCTACCGCGTTATTACCGACCGCGCCAACGGCAAGTACACCGATGTGCCAGCGCAGGACATGCTCCACTTCCGCCACATCCGCCGGGCAGGCTACCCACGCGGCGCGTCATGGCTGCACAATGCCGCGATCAACCTGCAAGACCTTTCGGAAATCCTCTCCTACACCAAGGGCGCATTCAAAGCAGGAGCGCAGATCGGCTTTTCGATCACCTCCAACGAAGCCGCCAAGATCGGCCTCGGCGCGAAAATCACTACCAGCGAAGGCGAAGACCTCAGCACCGAGCGCCTCTACAACGGCACCTTGATTCCCAAGCTCAAGCCGGGCGAGTCGATCCAGAGTTTCAAAAACGAACATCCCGGCCAGAGCTTCGAACCATTCGTGCGTTATGTGATTTCAGAAGTCGCGCGCGGCATCGGCCTGCCACCCGAGGCACTGATGATCTTCGTCGGCGCGAGTGGCACCGAGTTTCGCGGTCTGCTCGAAGTCGCGCAGAACTTCCTCGAGCGTTTGCAACAAATGCTGGTCGATCAATTCTGCCGTCCGTTTTGGAAATTCTGGATCTATCAAGAGATCCAAGCCGGTCGCCTGCCATACCCCGGCGACGATTGGTGGCGGTGCGAGTTCATCCCGCCGAAGAAGATCACCGTCGACAACGGCCGCGATGGCCGCCTGTACAGCGACTTGATGGACAAGGGCTACATGTCGTGGGAGCGATACTGCAACCTGCACGGCCTCGATGCCGAAGCCGAGGAGGACGACATCCTGCAAACCTACCTTCGCCGCAAAGCGAAGTGCGATCAACTCGGCCTCGAGGTTGGCGAGGTTTTCCCAAGCCAAGGCACCGTCTGAAATTTTGACACGCCCGCTGCGGCGTGAAGACCTGGTATGCCCTATCTGCCCGCGCTGAAGTTCGCCAAACCGAAATCTCCATCTTCGACGAGATCGGTTATTACGGCGTCTCGGCCAAGCAGTTCATCGGCGACCTCAAGCGCGTCCCTGCTGATCACGAGATCGTTCTCAAGATCCACAGCCCCGGCGGCGAAGTCTTCGATGGCAACGCGATCTTCAACGCGCTGAAGCGTCACCCCGGCGGCGTCACCGTCCAGATCGAAGGCCTAGCAGCCTCGATGGCCACCGTCATCAGCCTTGCCGGTGCTCCGGTGAAGATGGCGGCGAATGGATTCTACATGATCCACAACCCGTGGGGAGTCGCGATGGGCGATGCCGACGAGATGCGCGATCAAGCCGCACTCCTCGAGAAGATCCGCGAAGGCATGATCGCCGCCTACGCATCGAAGAGCGGTCAAGAGCCAGAGCAGATCGCCGCGTGGATGGATGCCGAGACATGGTTCTCTGCCGAAGAAGCGCAGGCCGCTGGCTTCGTCGATGAAGTCACCGATTCACTCGCGCTCGCTGCCAGCGCCAACAAGTTTTCGCGCCTCGGAAAGTTCCGCAACGCGCCATCCGATTTGACAGCCCGGTCCGTGGATATGGACCAAGAAGTCAAACCCTCCGAAGAGGAAGTCATCATCGCCCCTGCCGATGAGACCATCGTCGAGCCTGCCGCTTCCGAAGAAACACCCGTCGCCATCACGGAAGACGCGGTCATCGAAAGCGAAGCTACCGAAGAAGAAGTTCAAGAAGAAGCACCTGCACCTGCCGCGCCGGTCGCATCCGTGCCACACGCCGACGCGATCTTCGCCAAGTACAGCGCCGTGCTCGCCCGCGCTGAAAAAGCCGAGAGCGAACTCACCGCAGTCAAAGCCGAGCTCGATGCAGAGCGCAGCGCACTCGCGAGCCTCGAGCGTTCGCTTGGCCTCGCCGCCGCACGCGTCGTGCCGGTGATCGAAAATTCCGCGCCAGAAGTGAGCGACCCAGTCGCCGAGTACCTCGCCGCCGTTGAGGCAGGCGACCGCAAAGCCGCATCCGCGCTCTTCGAGTCGCACAAGGCCGCGATCTGGAAACACCGCGCATCCCTTTCGAAGGCGTGAGCCGGAGAGAACCACGAAACCAACCCCAAACACACCCCCGCAATGCCTAACACATTCGACTCCTCCCTCGTTGCCGATTCCATCGCGCAACAAGCACAGACGGTTCTCAGCAACCGTCTCGCCGCCCTTAACCTTTTCGCTTCGGATTTCTCGTCCGATGTCAAGAAGGCCAAGGACACTGTTCAAGTCCCGATCGTTTCCGCGACCGGCGCGACTGTTGTCAACCCGACCAACTTTGAGCCCGGCGGCAGCGCCACCGTGGGCAAAGCCACCGTCACCCTCGACCACATCTTCCAACCCTTCGCAATCACTGCGGCTGAGTTGGCAAACGGCCACCGCCTTGAGCGCTTGATCCAAATCTCGCTCGACGCACTCGCCGACAAGATCTGGGCGCTCGCCACCACTCCGGTTACTGTTGCCAACTTCGGTGCCGCTGCTGTGACGAAGGCTGCCACCGGCATCACCGCCACCTCTGGCGATCTGCCAAAGGTCTGGGCCGCGATCAGCAAGAGCGCCCGCAAAGGCCTCGTCGTGTCACCCACGATCTACTCGCAGTTGATCCCGACCAGCACGACCGCCATCAACCTTGGCGCCGGTGCTTACGGCTTCGACAACGGTGTCCACTACGCCTCGAGCTTCGGTGGTGAAACCAACATGATCGGTTTCGGCTGCTCGCCAGAAGCCCTTGTGATGGCCGCTGCCGCTCCCGCGATCGACGACGCAGTGCGCGCTCAGTTCGCAGTCAGCGATGTTGTCACCCTCGATCAACTCGGTCTCTCGGTGCAATACAATGTCTGGGGCTCGACCGCCAACCGTCAAGTCAACGCTTCGCTCGAGCTTATGTTCGGCGCAGCCAAAGGCCTCACCGACGGCACCATGGCGATCATCAAGTCAGCCTAAGGTTCGGATTCTCATCGGTAGCGTTCAACTCCCCATCGGCCAAGCGTCGGTGGGGAGTTCTTCTTTTGACATACACACGCATTCAGAATGACCCCCGCCGCGATCAACGCCTTCCGCCTCAAATCGGCGGCAGTACAAAACGAGGCACACGGCGTCACGGTTCGCTTTCGCAATGCCGACATCAAGGTGGTGATTTCCACCGTGCGGCTTTCGCTCTCGCTCGAGCTTGGCGGCAATGCCCAAGGCGGTGAGTACACCGTGCGTTTTCTCGGTTCAACTCTCACCACCGCACCCACACGCGGCGAACAACTCACCTTTGGTGGTCGCAAGTACACCATCACCGAGGTCCGCGATGCCATCAGCACGCCGGGCGAGCATGTCGTGACGATTCACCCTGGCTCAATTTCCAACCTATGAACCTTTTGATTGAGCAATCCGTGCGCGACTGGCTCGCCGACCTCGAGGCATTCGAAGGCATCGCTATTCATTGCGGCCAGAGTGACGAAGAAATCCCCAACGATACACCGCTCATCATGGTCGCCTGCGAGGACATCAACGCACCGGCACCCACGCTCTACATCGCCACCGTGCGGCTGATCGTCAGCACGCCATCCGTCATGGCCGATGCTCTCACCGATCACCGCAACCTTGTGGCGAGCCTGCGCGGCACCCTCAACGACGCCGAGGCCATGGCCGATTTTTTCCCCGAGGGCATCACCTGCGCCGGTGCATCCATCAACACATGGAACGAGTCGCAGAGCAATGACCGCTGGATGTCCCAAGTGAACCTCACACTCGGCATGGTCGAGAGCTAAGCGCGCAGGCGATTTGACACGCAGGCAGTGGGAGACCCCCACAATCCTATGCCCGCCACCATCTACAAAGCTTCGTCCGTCTCTTCCGTGGAGTTCGGCATCACCAACGAGACCGGCATCCTGCTCAGCTCGTTTTCGCGCAATGTCACCGCCAACAAGTCCGAGCTTCGCGACGCGGAAGGTGAAGTTGTCGCAGTCGCCATCACTGGCAAGCAAGCCGAGATCACCCTCGAAGGCACGCTGAACGGCAGCGCGACGATGCAAGTCGGCAACCTGCTCACGCTGTCCAACGACATCGACAAGTACGGCCTCGCCGACGGCACCGTGATCGTCAACTCGGTGCAGGAGAAGTCTGCCGCCGGTGAGTTCAAGACCATCTCGGTCAGCGCCACTCAGTACGGCGCGACGATGGACGACTAAGCGCTCCGCGCCTCTACCCGCCGACGGCTCCCCGGCTAATGGGAGCCAATTTTTTTACACATTATGGACCACACAGAACTATTCCACACTAGCAACCTCAAGCTCGCTGCGACGCTCGCCACCCTTGGCTTTGATCCGCACGAAGCACCCGTCACGCGACAAGTCCGCAGCGACGGCAACGAGACCACCATCTTCTGGTTCAAGGCTTCACACCCGCACAACGGAGAGAGCGCCTTCGATGTTTTCCAGAAGTTCACCAAGCGTGCCGAGTTTTTCGCCGAGAGCGATCCCGAGCACCCGATCAACTACATGCGCGCGGTCCTTCAGAACCGCGACGAGTTCATCGATCTGATCCGCAACACGCCGCGCGATGTCGTCATCGAGCGCAATGGCCGCCGCATAGCGATCCGCGAAACCGCCTCGGAAGAGACGAAGAAGAAGTTCGCAGCCCTTCTCTGAACCACACCCCAAAAAATATGCCAAAAAATACGAAAAACGAATTAGTAAAAGATGACGAAGTTCTGCGCGAAATCGGCTTCACCGAAGGCCCAAAGCAGGTATCAAAATTCACCATGCGACCAGTCACAGCGCTTTCGCTGTCATGGCTGCAACGAAACAAGGTTTTCGACGGTGAGTTCTCCGACATGATGCAGAAGACTGCCGCCTACGCCTACCTGCACTGCGAGGACAAAGCGACGATCCGCAGCGTGGTCAATGACCCCCGCGAGTTCCTCGATGCCGTCGACGAGTGGATCGATGAGAACATCTCGCACCATTCTCAACTCGAGCCGATCGCCCTGGAGATGAACGCGGCGCTCGAGACCTACATGGCAGCCACGACCACCGCAGCGCACCCGAGCACCGGCACAGGATCGAGCGGCTCAAAAAACTAGCTTCGCCCAGTTGGATTGCCAGCTATGTCCAGCACATCGCTGGCATGACCGGCTGGGCCTTCCGAGAAATCATGGAAGAACTGCCATTTTCCGCAGGCCTTCAGCTCATCGACGCCGACCTAAACTCGAAAGGCATCGAACGAGTCTATGTGAACAATCGTCCAGATTTTGACGCGCTGTCCCTAATAGACGAAGCATTCGACAAATTGAAGCCATGCCAATGACCATCGAGGCCACCAATCTTGAGGATATACTCAAGGCGTACAGCGCTTTGACTGGCAAAGGTCTTGCTCAAATCACAAGGGCTCACGCTCGGCTTTGTGCTGTCGAACTAGCTAACCGAACCCAACCTTGGACCAGCAAAAACAGCAAAGGCCCAGATGTGCTTGCTAAGGTCTCAAAGACCGTCACCAAAGATGTGAAAAAGGTGGTCAAGGCTAAGGATGATTTTGAAAGCTACATTCACGGAGCTATTCAAGATGACAAGATCAAACAGCGCCTATTGAAAGTCGCTAAGGATAACAGATACGACATTCTCTCCAAGATCATGTTCAACTGCGGCCTGATCACCAGCGAGGACAAACTCCAGCAAATCACTGGAAACAGTCAACACAAGGAGACGCACATCAAGCATCGCGACAACAAGGGTCGAACATACATGCCGCGCGGGGCAAAGTACATCAGCCAAAACGGTCTTTCTACATACATTCAGCAAGTCATCAAGCGCATTGGCTACACCAAAAGCGGCTGGGCCGAATGCGCGCGCAGGATAGGTGGCCTCAGTGGTGACGGCGCACGCGGCATTCCGTCTTTCGCTAAACGCCAGCGTGGCAACAACTGGAATGTCGATGACAACGGGGCAAACATCGACAACCCCAATTTCGTCATGACTAACACCACCCCGTGGATTCGCCGACTGCTGAGTGCCAATGATGAAAAAGACGCCATGCGCATCGCACGGGACAAGATGATCAAATCCATGCAACGAGCAATCAAAGAAGCAAAGCGCGGTGAATCTGCCGCCAAAAAATCAATCGCCAAGGAGGTGGCAGACGCGCAATGAGTGATGTGACCGTAACATTCGGGGCAAAGGACAATGGCGTCGAATCGACGATCGTCAAAATCAAAGGCAGTCTCAACAATCTCGAAAAAAGCACCCAGCAAGCCAGCGGCAGCTTCGATGGCGGATTCAAGAAAATGGCTATCGCCGGAGGTGCAGCGGGTCTTGCAATCGGCGCAGGCATGAAAGTCATTGGTGCTGCCACGGATGCAGCGAGGGCGGTGGTCAATCGCTTCGGCGATGCTCTCGAGCTCGGTGGCAGGCTCAATGATTTAAGCAGCCGCACCGGCGAGACCGCAGGCAAGTTGCTGGTGCTCGAGCGCGCATTCGACAACACAGGCGTCGGAGCCGACAAGGTCGGATCGACCATCAACCGCTTGCAGAAGTTCATCACCACGGCGGGCGATGAATCGAGCAAGCAGGCAGAGGTCATGGCTCGCCTTGGAATCTCGATGCAAGATTTGCAAGGCAAGACGCCGACTGAGCAAATGCAGGTCTTTGCCACCAAGATTGCTGGCATTCAAGATCCCACGGTTCGGGCCGCGACAGCGATGGAGATTTTCGGCAAGTCCGGCGGCCAGTTGCTGCCGATGCTGTCCAACTTTTCGTCTGAGATCAACGGCGCCAAAGGTCAGCTCGGCAGCTTGCCAGGCATCATGGACCGCAGCGCCGCCGCCTTCGACGCGATAGGCGACAATTTCGCGGCCATCAAAAACAAGTCACTTGAGTTCGCCGTTGGGCTTTCGGAAAAACTAACCCCTGCGCTCGAAAAGTTCACCAACATGCTCGTCGGCGTGGACGCTGCAAGCTGGGGTGCTCAACTCGGGCAGCAGATCATCAAGATTTCAGACTTACTGATCGGCGCATTCAAAGCACCGATGACGGCGGTCGATGCGCTTGGCTCAGCGCTGTATGCTCACATCGCCACGATGGGGAATCTTTACATCAACTCACTCATCAACGGCGCAAACTTTCTAAAGGAATTTTGGTCATCCGACCTCCCGAAATTACTCATCGGCCAACTCGGCAGCGCGCTGATCAAAGGCTTTGCCGATGGCCTCAAGTTCTTTGTCGATAACATCGGCCAGGTCATCATCAACTTCAAAGAGTTCTTCGGGCGCGCCATCGAGTCGATCGCCACATTCTTCAGCAACACCTTCAACAAGATCGTCAATTTCTTCGCGACCGACTTCAAGAACGCAATGGAGAACCCGGTCGACTTCATCCGTGGCAAGCTCGGGTCCGCCCTTTCGGCTGCAACCAAGGACGGCAGCTTTACCTTCAAGGATGCCTACGACAGCGCCAGCGGCAGCGTCATTGACCGCATGTCCAAAGGCCTCGGCGCAGTCTCCGACGAGTACGGACAAAAGCTCAAGGATGGCACTGGCAGGATCGACGAAGAATGGAAGAAGATCACCGGCAATATTGAATTTTCAGCCCGCGACTTTTTCGGTGCCGAGGGAGCATCACAACGGGTCAAAGACAAGCTCGGCGAGCTCGAGAAGACCGGGCAAAACTTCCGTGAGCAACTCACCGGAGCAACCGGTGGAGCTAAGAGCGACACGACCGGCATCAAGGGCGATCTCGAAGACGGCGCCGGTGCAATGACTCAAGCCGCAGCCAAAGTCAAAGAAGCCCTCACCATGTCCCAGCAGATCACCGAGGACATCAACAAGGCCGAGAAGGAGAACGACATCGACAAGGGCGGGAAGAAGAAGGAGAAAATCGACGACCTAGTCGATCAAGGAAAGTTTGATGCAGCCCGTCGAGAAAACGAGAAAATCGCCAACAAGGAGCGCGATCAAGAAATGCGCGGCGTCGGCAAAGACAAAGACAACCGCTCGGTCAAAGACATTGCCAAGGACGAAGGCATCGACACCTTCCGCAAAAACAATGAGCAGCTTCGCAAAGAAATCATGCAGAAGCGCGAGGACGAGAAAAAGAAAGCAGCAGAAAAGAAGGCCGCCGATGACGGAAAAAAACGCAACGACGAAATGAAACCCGGCAACGAAGGGAAGGACAAACCCAAAGATCAAGGCAAGGATTCGATTGGGCAGCTGATCTCAGCGGTCCAAAGCATCGCTGCTGAAGTCACCGCCGTAAAGAACCGCCTGCCAATGGCAGCCCTCGGAGCCTAACACCCACCACATTACCAAATGCCAGCGATCATCTACCAGAAAACACCGGGCGGGCTCTTCGCAACCGGCGAACGCACGGTCTCGACTTTCCCCAGCGGCCTCGTCCGCGTCGACCAGATATTCATCTGCCCGACATCAGACGCCGCCACTCACCGCGCGGCACTAGCAGTCGGCAGCGACATGCCCGGAGGCAGCGCGCCCGCCATCGATGGCCTCAAGATTTTCCCCGAGCCGCAAGAGAAGAAACTAGACAACGGTTTTACTGAGTTCATCGTGAGTGCGTATGGGAGGACAACCACAAACAGCACCATCAATGAATCAATTAAATCAACATATTGGAGAGGTTACATCTATACTCGAAAAACGATTGATTTTATATATGTGATTCAAGGATCGGAAAATTTAATAAGATACCCAGAGATCTCACCATCTTGGCTGGTACTAGATATTGATTGGAATGTTTCTTTTAATCTCGTAAGCAACGGTGATACTTTATTGAATCAAACTATAAGTTTAACTGATGATTACAGGCCTACTTTTGTTTTTGCATTTGTTGGAAATGGTACGGTCACCCTATCAGGTTCGGGCGTTTCGAGCACCACAACGATAACGGGAATTGGGCCAGACACAGTAAAAACACAAACCGTGGATCGCTCCGTCGCATCGGGCAGTGTGATTGAAATTGCTGTTTCCGGAGATGTAAGGCTAGCCACCCTTAAAAGGGCAACAACTCAACCTCCTGCAATAGAAATATCAAGAGGATATTGGCTTGCCCAAGACTCCCAAATCACGAATTTTGGGACATTCAAAGAGGTTGCGGTTAGTTATTTAAGTTATTGATTTGCCATGTCCAACCTCAAGCTACCAGTCAACTTCGAAGAGAAGGCCAAGCTGCCGCCTGCGGCCAATGGCACGGGCTATCCGTACCGGATCTCGGCTTCGGATTTGATGAAGAACTTCACCTACGCCGCGCTCGACGCCCATGAGGACTGGATTGAAAATGTTGGAGCGTCGCAATACCCAGGTCGAAAGCTCAAGCTGCCTCAACTACCCGGTGGCGGCACGCATGTGCTCGGCTGCATCGATGGCGAGATCCAATGGATTGCAACTGAGGAATGCTAAGCCATGGCGACGATCAAACTCCAAGAGGACGATCAGGGGAACAAGAAGATCGTCCTCAAGACCGACCCAGAAACCGGCCAGCAAAAGGTTAGCTGTGGATGTTGCGCATGCGGGGGATGCGGAGGTATAGAAGACGCTTTTGGTGTTACGACGTTAAACTATAAAGCAACCGTACCAAATGCATATAATCAAGTGCGATCCGTATCTGGCGTCCTCGGTCTCCTCAATCCAACTTCATCCGATTGCCTTTTTGAGAGTGCGTTTTCTCTTGGATTTTTTGTACAAATACAAGTGGCTAATATAGACAATGAATGCCGGTTATCTGTTTCGGTAATTCAATTTGGTAATTTGAGTTCAGTCATACTGTATGGACATATTACTTTAGAGCAGCCACCACCAGAATTGCCTATTACAATTGATCTTGCAGGAACTATTAACGATTATTGTTTTTCCCCGCCTTGCCAGCCACCTATTCCAGTTACAGGAACTATTACTATATCATGACCTGCCATTACGCAACATCTGTTTCCGAAAACGCCAACACTTGCGGGCTTAATTTGCACGGTGGGTATCCAAGCAAAGGAGTCTGTGCTTACTGCATATCGCGCGGCGAAAACACGCCGGAGCACGCCGCGCGGATCAAGGCGAACCCACCCACGCCACCCAGCGCCAC